TTTCTCCTGACATTCAAGACTCGCATTCTCAGCGATTGAAGGTCCGGAGTTTCAACCTGAGCCTTATTCAGTGCTTCCCTAGGTATTTCCAAACAGTTCAACATGGCAGTCTCAGGTTTGCCATTTCGAACCGAATGAAACAGTCCCTTAGAGACCGCCTCAGAGGCACTGAGGTAAGTTTCCTTGTCGAGCATATCAATCACTTCCTCTTCCTTCAAGGGAGTTCTGGAAGTGAAGATATTCTTAATGCTATCACGGTGAGCCGTCCAACGCTTCGCTGCGTTTTCAGCAGAAGCCTGACTGTCGATCTTTTCGTACATGTATGGGTTGTGCATCATGAACAGTCAGCCGTTGCAGATCTGTCGGTTTGATCCGGCCAAAGCCAGCCATCCCGCAGAACTGAAAGCATACCCGTCTACGATGGTTGTAACAGTTCCTCGATGCTCAAGCAACTGATTGTAGATTGCCAGAGCAGAGCCGACTTCACCGCCGTTTGAATTGATACGTACAGTGAGTTCTGCAGGAGCATCCTTCAGAAAGTTGAGCACGTCGGACGGAGTCACAGCCGTGTCGCCGTCGTAGTATTTCTGAGGAAGAATGTAGTCATAAATGAGCAATTCGTTCTGTGCGTTGAACGATGCTCGGGTTTCCATTTCCTCGCCGCTGGGCAGAGTCTTACGATTCAGAACCAGTACCATCGCTGTTCTCCGTGTATTTTCTGTCAGCCAGCCAACTGTCAATCAACGATTGACAATTGAAGTTCTCAACCACGTCCTGCCACGGGAGTAATTGCTCTCGTAGCATGTTCGCAAACTTGCCGTCTGTTGCATAGAACTCTGCGACCGCAGCGTCGTAATCATCTTTTCGTGTCTGCTTCTTTTGATCCAAGACACGGGCTTCATACTGCTTCAGTCCGTTAATGACGTTCTGATACGCTGTCTGAATCTGATTATTGGCTTTACGCAGTCGTTTGTCAATGTTGTCCTTCGACGGTGAATTATCCATGTCTTTCTGCGTAGTCGCTCCCGGTGCATCAGGAGTCTTTACAGGCTCTACCATTCCGCTGTTTGTCTGGCGTTGCTGTTCCTTCTGCAGGTCCAGCATCTCAAGATTTGAATTAGCAGTCTCGTTTGCAATGCGAGCCTGATTCTCAAGCAGTAAAGAGTGCTCGACAGTCATTAGGTTCACAGGCACGTAACGAGGGTCTGCAGCAGCATCCCTCGGGTCGATGAAGAACCCGAGCAACTGACGAGTCTCAGCACGGTTCAGTACACCAATCTCCATGAGGTTACGCAGAGATCCTGTGAATTTGTCAATGACGTTTCGGTACAGGTAGATACGCTCGAAGTCGAATCTGAACAACCTGCGTGATGTCAGTGGGAGTAATTCGTTCCTGAACTGGATACACAGATGATCCAGAAATGGTCCGATACCTGTCTGTACAAACAAAGCCATTGCCTGAGCCAGATCCACGTCTCCAGCTTTCGTACCCATGTAGGAGTGCAGCAGTGAGGGAGGAATGTTGAAGCCGCGAGCTACATCCTCTACGCTGAATGCACGAGTCTCGATGAACTGAAGGTGCTGGAATGGAATGCCCATGTGAACAGGCTTCAGTCCCTGTTCAAGGATGCGTGTCTTAAAGATTGATTCAAGCGGTGCATCGGGATCTTCCAGAAAGTTACTCTCGATTCGCTTGAGAACTTCTGGAGCAAGACGAAAATCGGTCGTCAAGAACATCTGTGTGGCGATACCCTTCGTGTAGAAGGATCGTCCAAATTCTTCAGATGCTTCGTACAACTGCACACTTCGACTACTGTTAATTACGAATCCCTGACCACGGAAGTGCTCAGCGTCGTACAGTTTGTTCGAGAAGTGACAGATGTACTCCTTCGGAACAATAATCGCTTGGGTGTTGGTATCGCGGGAAGATTCTCCTGTGTTGATGACGTAGATGATCTCACCGGGTGTTGCGGTGCGACCATCAGACAACTTTTCACTTCCGTTAGCACGTCGGATGTTGGTAACGGGGATGCGTGAGGGATGGATGTAACTGAGACGTGATGTTCGGCCTTGCAGGTCGAACTCTCTGAGAAAGTAACAGTTGCCGTCCATCAGAACGTCATACACGATCATGCTGAAGGCACGATCAGAGTCGAGTTCTGGATTGAAGTAATGACTGAACAGGCGGCTGGCAGGATGAGCAGTCGTGCTGACAATGCGTGTCGGAGTATCGGTGTCAGGGTCAACACCATACATACGACGGGGAAGCCCCATCAGCAAACCGGAGTACGTTTCCAGAGCACACTTCACTGCTGTCAGTTTGAGAGCGGATTTCGAAGCGTCAGTGTAGTAGGTCTCATGGTTCATTATGCCGATCAGATTCTGCCACGTCATCGTAGCAGAGTTCTGTACAAGGCTGTGGGCGTAGTCGATCAGCGTGCGAATAGCACCGTGTTGATTACGCTGTTCAGGCTTACGAAACCATGAGATCATTTCAACCCCCGTATATCGCTGATCGTCTGAACCTCCGGATATAGCCAGCCACCAACTGCCATCAAGGACGCTACTACACCGTCAATCTTTTGCGTACTCTTTGACTTGTCTGGCCGGTACTTCCCGTCTCTGTCAGACACGATAACAACGTTTCCAGCTTCCCATTCCAACACTGTGTTTCCACCATGAAACAACTGACGATCAGTTACCATTGCCTCCAGTTTTCGACACGGTTCATTCATGCCAGCAAAGTTCTGCGGGTATGCTCGTGCAGGATACCCGAATTCCTTCAGTCTGACATAGACAATTCGTGCCGCAAAGCGGTCAAAGCAAACTTCTCGCAATCCACGGAAGTGAGACAGAATGCCCGGATACTGGTCGTTACCGAGCATGGCTGTCAGGATCGCTTCGTCGTCTGTTGTGTCCAATGGACTGGTGGAATTCAAGAGACCTGATTCCCACCAGTTTCCGTAGGGGATATTTTGTTCTTTCTGCCTTCTGTACACTGATGCCGCAGGACACCAGCACCAGTGCAGTATAACGCCACGCTGAGGAAAGAAAAGAGCCAGTGAAGCCAAGTCCTGTACAATCGTGTTGTCGAATCCAGCGTAGCATTCTTCGTCTCTCAGTTCTTCGCACTGTTTAATAAACCACGACCAGTATTGCTGTTGCCCGTTCAGGTACACATCGACAGATGAAGATTCGTAGAATCGGTTATCCAGAGCAATGTTGTTCCAAGTCGCATGTTCCGACATCCAATGCTTGATATCGGGTACTGAGAGTAATTCAACATTTTCCGGATTACCCCTTGCCCAGATGTACGAAGGAATCCACGCTGTTTCAGTCTTTGTCTGAATGTTCAAATGCAACCTGAGAAACCTGTTCAGTTCCTGTGGGTTGTTCTGAACAGAAGAAACCATATCTTCGAAGTATTCCTCCGTGATAGACTTACGAAAGTTTGGGTTTGCTTTCGACCAAACCACAGGACTCCTGAAGTCGTCTGTTGGGAGTGCTTCGTAGATTATCGGCAGAAAAGAAGGCTGAACCTGACGGTTATCCCGGATTGCTCGGGCCTTCTCCAGCAACTGATTACAGACCGAAGGGCGGTCATAGTCTGCAGTCGTCGTGTAAACTGTGAGAGGTTGACGACGAGATGCAGTACCTGTTTTCATTACATCAATCAGTTCTCCACTTGTGTGTGCATGAACTTCGTCCACGTAAACGAAGTTTGGTGACAGCCCGTGTTTTGTGTCAGCAACAGACGAAAGAACTTTGAATACCGATCCATCATTGTGCTCGAACGACCTTGTTGACTTGTAGATACGTTTGTCTTTGAGTCGAGACAGCAAATTGGGATTCTGCTGAATCATGAACTCTGTGTGTCTGAAATTGACAGATGCTTGCTCTACGTCAGCAGCACAGCAGAAGTTTTGAGATCGCTGTTCTTTGTCGTAGAAAAACATAAGCAGTGTGATGATTGCACCAAAGGCTGTCGTGTTGTGTGTCGGAAGGTATTGCTCCCCAAAAAGGTATGTGCCAGAATCAGAACTTACCTGAATACAAGTCATTGGCCTTGGTTTAGATGGAACAATACTAACAATGTGATTTGATTTTGACCTTCCCCTGTGCGGTTTCATCCTATTGAGTTTTCTGAGCAGCCTAAACACTTGATGCTCTTTTCTGCCCGCAGAAAACTGAATATCGTAGTACGTTCCTTCTGTTCCGTTCTGAGATTGTTTTTTCTTTTCAGTAATGGACGCCTTGAGACCTATAGAGTAACACAGACGAACAATTCCATCTGC